AGGTGTAAGAACAACAAAACAATTAAAAAGAGTTGGTTGTGCTTCATTGAAGACAATCATCGAGAATGATAAACTAGAGATTAATGATTTCGATATCTTCCAGGAGCTTACTGCATTTGCTGTAAAGGGAACGAGTTATCAAGCAGAAGAAGGACATCACGACGATTTAGTGATGAGTTTAGTACTATTTGCTTGGTTGACTAACCAAGAATACTTTAAAGAGCTAACAGATATAGATATACGAAAAAATCTATACGATGCTAACATTCATGCATTGGAAGAAGATATGTTACCGTTCGGATTTATGGATGATGGCCAAACCGATATCAAAGATAATGATGAATTCAGACATGGAGACTCATTGATTACACACAATCCGTACGAATTAGATAAGTTTGAAATTTTTTAGTGAACCCCTCTATTTTATAAATAAATACGAACCAATTGTCAACCGGATTAAAGTCCGAATAAAAGGAGAGTCACCATGGGATTTCAAGTCAGTCCAGGTGTTAATGTTACAGAGGTTGATCTAACCACGTTGATCCCAGCCGTATCTACTACGGAAGGTGCTCAAACTGGTTGGTATCGTTGGGGTCCTGCAGAGACCGCAATTCTAATCTCGTCAGAGGAAGAATTGGCCGCTACGTTTGGTGAGCCAGATTCTACTAACTTTGAGACATTTTTCACCGCAGCAAATTTCTTATCGTATTCTAGCAAATTGTTTGTATCTAGAGCTATTCCATCAGATGCAATGAATGCGACTACCCTACAAACCGAAGCCACAACTCCATCAGGCAGCAATGCTGATCATGTTGAGTTGGTAAAGAACAGAGACGCTTTTGAGTCTATTACGATGTCGTCTGCTGCTTCGGATTCAACATTCATAGCTAAGTATCCTGGTGCAGTTGGAAATAGTCTTAAAGTGAGTGTTTGTGACAGTCCTCTTGTGTTTACAGGCTCGTTTACAGGTACAACAAACAGTTCGGTAGACCATGGTGATGCGAACAACACTTTTGTAGCTAACTGTACAGTTGGTAATACTGCTATTGTTATGAAGGCATATGGTCGGGAATCAGGCGATTCGTCTAGTCAGACCAGTAACGCTATTCGGCTTAAGGCCAACAACGTAATGAACAATGCGCAAACATTTTTCACGGTTGGTGATATTGTTCGTTTGGGCAACAGCTCAATTGGTCTTCAAGAAGCTCAAATTACAGCGATTGGTGCTACGAGTGTTTCTGCAGAATACCATAGTGGTAATACTACTACAGAGTGGACTGCTACTTGTAACCTAACAATCGATGACAAGTATCGGTTGTCTACTGCTTACGGAGCGAACAGTACTGTCGGTGATGGTATTAACTCTGGTGGTCTTACTCGCTTCTGGGAAGGACATAATCTTACAGATGTTGCTCCTGGCCAGACCGATTATTCAAACAATGTTGCAAACAACACAGCTAATGATGAGTTGCACATTGTTGTTTGGGACCAAGATGGTACAATTACAGGTACTCGTGATACAGTTCTGGAAGTTTGGGAAGGTCTGTCCCGCGCCAGCGATGCCAAGAATGAGAGTGGCGAATCGATCTATTATAAAGATGTTATTAATGATCAATCACGTTGGATGTATGTTGGTGGTGCAGATATTCGCGCAACGTCGAATGTTAATACTGCAGCCGAAGCGTATACCAATACAGCACTAAATCTAAACAACTATGTCAATGCCGAGAAGCCTTATACAAAGAGCTTCTTGGTAGGTTCTGATGGCACGAATCCAAATGAATCTAATATCGCGATCGCACAGTTACAGACTGCGGTAGACGTCTTTAAGAATGCTGAAGACATTGATATCTCTCTAATACTGGCTGGTAAGTCAAGAGATGGTACAAATGGCACACAGTGGGCAAATTATCTAATTGATAATATTGCTGACATGAGAAAAGATTGCATGGTATTTGCATCTCCAGAAAAGGGAGATGTTGTTAATAATGCTGGTCTCGAGCACACATCTGTTACAGATTTCCGTGGCTCGTTGACGCCTTCTTCATATGCAGTATGTGATAGTGGTTACAAGTATCAATATGACAAATATAGTGATGTATATCGATACATTCCTTTGAATGGAGATATTGCTGGTGTAACTGCTAGAACAGATGATCTTAGAGATCCTTGGTGGTCTCCAGCTGGTTATAACAGAGGCGTGATCAAGAATGTTGTTAAGTTGCCTTACAATCCGGACAAGGCAGATAGGGATCATCTTTATAAGAACTCTGTCAATCCTGTCATGACTCAAGCGGGTCAGGGTACGGTATTGTTTGGTGATAAAACAGCTTTGAATCGGCCCAGTGCTTTTGATAGAATCAATGTTCGTAGATTGTTCATTGTTCTAGAAAAAGCAATCGCGACAGCTGCCAAGTTTACATTGTTTGAGTTCAATGATGAGTTTACAAGAGCACAGTTCCGCAATATGGTTGAGCCATTCTTGAGGGACATTCAAGGTCGGAGAGGCATTTATGACTTCCGGGTTGTCTGTGATGAAACAAACAATACAGGTGAGGTTATTGAACAGCGTAGGTTTATAGGAGACATCTATATTAAGCCTGCTAGAGCAATCAACTTTATTCAATTAAATTTCATTGCAGTGCGCACAGGAGTTGAATTCTCTGAAGTCGTAGGCAAGTTCTAAGATAAATATTCAGAGAAAGAAGGAGCAAAGTAAATGGCTTTAAATATTAATGAAATCAGAGGACAGCTAGCTCTAGGTGGTGTGCGTCCTGCACTATTTCAGGTGTTGTTGAATAATCCAGTTAATCCAGCTGGTGATGCAAAGATGCCTTTTATGTGCCGGACTGCGCAGGTTCCAGCGTCTACATTGGGAACGATTGAAATACCATATTTTGGTAGAAAGATCAAGATTGCTGGTGATAGAACATTTGCAGAGTGGACAGTAACTATTATGAACGATGAAGATATGTTGATTCGTAATGGTATGGAGCAGTGGTCGCAAGCAATTAATGGCCATGTTGGTAACGTGAGACAACTGGGTGCTGCTACTCCCAGTCTTTATAAAGCTAATGCACAGGTTATACAGTTTAGTAAAACCGGCATTCCATTGAGAGAGTATACGTTTAATGGTTTATTCCCAACGGAAGTCTCAATGATGGATGTTGATTGGAACGCGACTGATTTAATTCAGGAATTCACAGTGACATTCCAGTATGACTTCTGGGAAGTTTCAGGAGGACTTACTGGTAACGCGGGTGCTGCGTAAAGTATAAATACATATAATATGAATAGAAAGTGAGCAAGCATAGATGGCTGAGCTATTTGGTTTTAAAATAACGCGCAAGGACGAAAAAGAAATTGGTTCTTTTGCGCCAAAGGTCGAAGACGATGGTGCCGCAGTCGTTGCCGAAGGCGGCGTCTACGGCACCTACGTTGACCTTGAAGGATCTACCAGAACAGAATCAGAATTGGTTACTCGTTATCGTAGAATGGCCTTGCAGCCAGAGTGCGAGTTAGCGATTGATGACATTGTCAATGAGACAATTATCTATAGTCAAGAACACAAATTGGTGGAAATCAATCTTGACAGTGTCAACATTCCTACTAGAGTCAAGAAGATTGTAACCGAAGAATTTGATCAAGTCAAGGAATTGATGGACTTTAACAATAAAGGCTATGATATATTCCGACATTGGTATGTTGATGGGCGATTGTTCTATCATGTAATTATTGACAAAGACAAGCCTGATGAAGGTATCAAAGAACTTCGGTACATTGATCCGAGAAAGATTAAAAAAGTAAGAGCAATTAGGAAGCGAAGAATTGGACCTGGTGCTGCCGGTGTTCAAATCTCGAAGACCAAAGAAGAATATTTCATGTATAATGAAAAGGGATTCACAGGTTATCCTGGTGGATCTCCAACATCTGCTGGTCAGGATCAAGGAGTTAAGATTCAAACCGATTCGATTGTACATTGTACGTCGGGATTAGTAAGTGAAGATAATAGGATTGTTCTTTCTCATCTTCATAAAGCTATCAAACCTTTGAACCAGTTGCGGATTCTTGAAGACGCATCTGTGATTTATAGGATATCTCGAGCACCAGAACGTCGAATCTTTTATATTGATGTCGGCAATCTACCTAAGATGAAAGCAGAACAGTATCTTAGAGACATGATGGTCAAGCATAAAAATAGATTAGTATATGATGCATCGACTGGCGAGGTCAGAGATGATCGTAAATTTATGACAATGCTTGAAGATTATTGGTTGCCTAGAAGAGAAGGTGGAAGAGGCACAGAGATTACTACGCTTCCTGGCGGAACTAATCTCGGTGAAATGGAAGATGTAACATACTTCCAGAAGAAATTATACAGGTCATTGAATGTTCCTGTGTCAAGGTTAGAGCCTGATACTGGATTTTCATTAGGCAGAGCATCAGAAATTAATAGGGATGAGTTAAAATTCCAGAAATTTATTTCAAGATGTCGTCTAAGGTTTAGTATGTTCTTCGAATCTGCTATGGAAAAGCAGTTGGTTCTTAAAGGTGTAATGACTCCAGAAGAGTATAAAGAGATCAAACCTGATATCAGATACGACTTCATGGAAGACAATCACTTTACTGAGTTAAAGGATATGGAAATTACCACCGAGCGTGTTAATACAATTAACAATCTTGAGCCACACGTTGGTAGGTATTTCTCTAATGCTTGGGTCAAGAAACAGATTCTAAGATTTACCGACGAAGAAATCGCTCAGATGGATCAAGAAATTGCTAGTGAGCAAGAAGAAGGGGGTATTCATTCGGATCTCGATCCAGCCGGTACACCAAGACCGCCAGACGAGACGGATGCACAGTTAGCAGCGTTAACAGGTAAGAATGGTAATTCTGCCCCCTCTAGCAAAGAATAACTATAAATAACATAGATAATGGAGAAGTAATATGCCAGATACGAGTCATTTGATTAAGTTTGCCGGAGCAGGCAAAGCTGCTAAGTTTGGTGCAGAGTTTGGAAAGATTATGCACGACAAAGTCAATGACAGTGTTGAAGCAATAAGGCAAAAGGTTGCAGCAAAGATCGCCGGTATTGATCCTACAGGTGAACGTGGCGATGGTCCTGAAGAGGATCCTGATTGGGAAGCTAACCAGGCAGCAGCAGAGAATGAAGATGAAGCTGCTGATGACAATGAAGAAGACTTTGATGACCTAGAGCTTACCGATGAAGAAGATGCAGATTTAGATGCCGACGAAGGAGAGGATACAGATGAAGACTCTGAACCAAATACTTAGCGAATCGGATTTTTCAGATCCGAAGTCGCCTGCCGCGAAGGCATTTGTGGATAAGCACATTGTCCAGAAAACAGACTACCCGAAAAAACCTAAGGGTGGTAGCAACGACGAAATTTTTAAAGGCTCTAAGCAGAAGAAAGCCAAACATAAAGGCGACCTCACTCCAGAAGAGGAGAAGGCTGTATACGAGCGCACGCTTACCAAAACAGAAGCTAGAAGAAAAGAAACAATTGTCAAAGGTATGAAGAAACATAGCCAAGACTTTGTTAAGCGCTATGGTAAGGATGCGGAATCAGTTATGCATGGTGTCGCCACAAATCAAGCCAAGGACGAAGAGTTCGCAGAAGATCAAGATATAGTTGAAAATATTATTGAAACTATGCAAAAGGTTCTTGATACAGAAAAAGAACATTCGTTTACATTTAAAAATGGCGATGTCTTGGACATTGATGCTGACACAGCTGAACGGCTGATGAGTGTCTATGAAGATCTCAATGATGATAACAGAGACATGTTTGTCAGTTCATTAGAAAGAAATCAAAACCACTTCATGAAGTTGCTTGATTTCTCAACGACAGTGGGAGTTTAATTAATGGCATCGCAAATTTTATCTAATCATCTCGCCCCAGGTGGCGGCAAAATAGTTGTACTTTATAAGCCAGGCTCCGCTGCGGTTGTTAATCTTACATTAGCAAACCTAGCAGCTACGCCAACTGGTGGTTCTGCAGAAACAGTTGCAGCAGCCGACATATCTCGTATTTGGTATTCTGGTGCAGGGCAGTTAAAGATTGCTCGTAATACAACAAGCGTATTTGTTAGCCAGACAGGTACTACATTCCAGCATGATTTTAAGGCTGATGGTGTATTGCTTAGTGCCAATAATGATCAACCGATCAACGTAACATTTTCAGATGCAAATAGCACAGCTATAATTGAGTTCCAGAAAACTACCAATTATAGTAGCACAACATATTAGGAAACGAAGATGAAACTTATCACAGAACTTGTAGAAGACGTTCAATATATCGTTGAAGGTGAAGGAGAAAAGAAGAACTACTTCATTGAAGGAGTTTTCATGCAAGGTGATATTAAAAATCGCAACGGTAGAATGTACCCGCGAGATACTTTGCACAAAGAGATGACAAGGTATAATGATGAATATGTACAGAAGAATCGTGCGTTTGGTGAACTCGGACATCCTAATGGTCCTACGATTAATCTCGAAAGAGTTTCCCACATTATCAAAGAATTAAGAGAAGATGGATCAAATGTCATAGGAAAA